CGGTTCCCAATGTTCCAGTTACAGTTTCACCAACAGCAAAAGTACCACTTTGCATTTCAATTTCAATTAATTTAGGCATGGCATATTTAGCCATATCAACATTATCAAAAAATGCATACATTCTTGTTGTTGGTTTTAATCTTCTTGCAATAAATTCAATATTTCTTGTACGCATTTTATGAATAACTTCAGTAGATATAACAAATGTACCTAAATTAACTGTATCAAATCTTTCGGATACTTTATATTGAATACCTTGTCTCGCTTGTTTTGTAGTAGTTAATGTGGTTACATTAGTAAAATTAGTATATTGATCTCTGTAGTTTATGGTAGTAGTTTCGGGAATTCCTCTACCTTTTTGGAATCCTCCCCTATGGGTACTTCTGGAAATTTCTTGAGTGCCAACATATATGCTACCCATATTTTGTCTAGCAATTTCTTGAGTACCAGTCCATGTTGTTTCCCAAGATCCCCAATCTATAGGAGATAGTCCCGTATTTGAATCAACACCAAGTTGCTGTATTGTGGTTGAATAATTGCCTTCTTGATCGACAGTTCTCTTTGTGCCTTTAGTTTCAATCCAAGTATCCGTAGCTGGATTTAATTCAATTGCACCAATCCAATTAACAACATGAAATGGATTTACATTTTCAGCTCTAGTCGCAAAAGTATTTTTTAGAAATACTACATCAGTGTATTTTAAACATACAACATCGCCAACTTTAACTGTGTTGGGATTTCCAAGATCTTTTACGAATCTTAGATCTGCTTCTGGATTTGAAATATTAGATGCTCCTATCACCGCTTCAGAACCTAATAGAAGATCCACAGAAGTTGTGTAGTGTTGTGGTCTAAGTAAACCATCTTTAGTATCAATACTACATTTATGTTGTGGATCACCTAAAGCTCCACTACTTACAGATTTAAAATTATCTACAAGGAATCCACACTTAAATCTATCTAACTGAGTTTGAGAATCTCTTAATGTTAAATTTTTAGTATCCGTTTCTAGAAGAGAAAGTGATGTATAATATTCGATATTTCTTATTCTGTCTTCAAGTCTTGCAATATCTTGCATTCTATATCTTTTATGCGAAGATAGTTGTACAACCACATCATCAACAGTATAAACATATGGTTTCATTGTAATTGTAGCCACTTCTAAAGCGTTTTCAATTATAGAAGGAGAAATTGGAGTTAATGATGGGACTCCTTTGGATATTAAAAATTCACCATATCTATTAAGATAAAGTTTATCTGTTCTGGCAAGATAGTAAGAATAACTTAAGAATAAATCTTTGTCCTTAGCAAAATTATATGGGCTAGAATTAGTTGCAGGCAAAAACTTTCTAGATTCAAATTCAAATGGGGAATATGGAGTTAAGTTACTATTGTAAGGGCTGACTCTTGGTCTCAAGTCAATAATATCACTTGCTCTATTAAAACCAACAAAAGGCAATTCAGTTGCATATCTATCACTATCATATGAAGCAACAGTAACAAAATCTCCATCATCATTTGCATCTATGTAATAATGGTGGAATACAATTTTTAATTTCTTTGTTGGAGCAGTAACGCCATCTTTTCTTACTAAAAATGAAAAATCGGAGATTTCAAGAGTTTGTCCATCGTTAAAAATAAAATCTGATACTATATTTCGATCTCCCTCTATTAATAAACTTACTTTTGCAGTAATATTTGATTCAGTAAAAACAATTTTTTCATCTTTAAGGAAGGTATTTTCATTAATATAAACGAATCCAAATTGATTTGTTCCGTTAGTTTCAACAAACATCGCCAAAGCACTACTTGTTTCACCATAAACAATCTCACCTTTTATTGCATTTAAAATATTAGCATTTAAATCAATAACTTCTAATTTTGGCAAATCGGCGGAATTATTATCTGAAGATTCAAAAATTGCAGAAACAAAAATTACATCAGGTACATTTAATGAAATCTTTTGATCCTGAACTCTTGTTCCATAATAAGGACTAAATATTAGTCCATCATTAAGAGTTGTGCTACCTATTCCAGATTTAGTTGTACTTGAATTATTGATTTCTAATATTGCACATCTATTATAAATTTTCTTTCTTGGTTTTAATTTTCTTTTTCGAAAAGTTGCTGTTAATGTAGCGGAGCCATTTTGAGATAAATTAACTAAAGTTAAAGTTCTGGCAGCAGTAATTGTAAACTGGTTTTTAGTTAATGGTTCTACAACTCCATTACTATAGACTAATGTATAGTCTTCCTCATCAAAAGGCTCTAGAGTAAAATTAGTATCACTTTCTAAAGTTGCTGTCAAACCATTTGATGCAACAGTTACTGAATATGATTTCCTAAAAACCATCTCTCCTTCTGATATATCAACATTTGAAATATTTGTGTTATCTAATTCTGCAAAAAAGTAAGAATCTGTTGGATTTTCTAGTACAGAAATTCCTTTCACTAGGCCAGTGAGAGTTGTTGCAGCTGAAGGTAATGTACCAACATTAACGCCAGTAACACTAGTAGTGGCTTCAATTTGAATAGTTTTTGAAGCAGCATTTACTGAAGTTACTCTATTAAATGTTGGTAATGTATCATTAGACTTTGTATAAACAAAAATATCTCCTGTATTAATTCCGACTCCAAATGTTGAATTAGATGATGTTACATTACTTATGCCGCCAGCTGCAGCAGAAATAGTAAAACTGGTATTTTGAGGTGCAATGGGTATTGCTTGGGATATCACAGTGTCTGCAGTAAATACTGTTGTGGCTCCACTAAATCCAACTATTTGTCTTATATCACTTAAATTATAATCCCTAACATTAGTTACTGTTCTAGAAATATCTTGTCCATCGACTTTTAATTGTTCACCAGCTGAAAAAGTTCCAGAAACTTGGTATAACACCAATTGATTAGAGTTTGAAGCATTTATAGCTAAAAATCCAGATGCAGAACTATTTTTTCCTTCAATAAATGCTGGTCTAGATAAAGTTAATGTAGCATTTAATTGCAAATATGTATATGTTTGTATATCATAGGATGAACTCTCAAAAATACTGGCAGCGTTTGAATATCCAGCATTTTTTAATTTCAAATCGTAAAGTCTAGCGACGCCTATGGGAATTCCAGAAGCAACACCTGGAGTTGATGTTCTTTTTGAATACAAAGATACTTGACTTGTTGTTCCAAATCCTACAGGAACTGCCCCATAAACATTATTAAGTTCTACCAAATTACCTAAAGTAAATGGAACAGTGGTATCTTTTACTGACTCTGTAGTTCTAGGTTTTTCTAAATCTGCATTTATGGTTATCTGAGTTTCTACTTCATATCCTTTAACATACGCCTTTCCAGGAGAAATCTGTAAAGTTAATAAATCATTCGAAGGTGTATTTCCTTGTTTTGTTAGTTGACGAAGATTATAAACTCCATTGTTTCCCTGTGCATTGTTTAATGATTCTTTAGCTACTACACTAAAGGGTTTTATATAATAATCTCCTGATTCATCATTTGTTCTTCTTGCCAATTCATCGGTTATTAAACTAATTGGGTCTTGCTTTTTAGGAACTTTTTTAATTTCTCCGTTTTCAATCCTTAATAATTCCACAAAATTTTCATCGTTAAAATCATCCAGTGATTTTTTTATTAAACTAGCAACAATTCTGAGTCTATCAGCACCAGGAGCAGCAAAATTAGAAAATCCTCGTGCATTATCAAATAGATCTACATTTATTTGAGAAGGTACAGCAATGTCTTCAAAAATAGATAATCCAACTCTATATGAAGGCAAATTGCTATATTGATCTAATATCACAGTTTGTGGAAAAACATCTACAAAAAATCCTCTTATAAAATAAACACCCTCTTCAATTTTAATAGCAGATCCTGTAGCCGTAGAACCGGAAATGATAGCAGTAGCAAATGAAGAATCTAATCTAATAACTCCTTGACCATAGTTTATGTTTTCTAGTACAAGAAGATTTTCTCCATCTATAAATTTACTACTTGAAAAATTTGTATCACTAGAACTTTGATACTTTATATACAAAGTATTGTTATTATTTTCAGAATTTTCTGCACTAATATATCTTTCAATTTTAGCAAAAACTCCACTAGTTTCGCCTTTTATTCTTTTATCTATTAACTTATCAAGGTATGCAGTTACAGGAATTCCTAAGTGAGTTGGGTCTATTTGGACACAAGTATATTCGGAATCATATGCTACATTTCCAGGTACTACTACTTGCCCTTCTTTGAAAAAATGTTTTCCAAACTTTTCAACTTGATTTTGTAATATTGATTGAAGGGTTGTTAATTCTCTCGCTTGAATTGGAGTTCCCGGTTTGAATAAAACTCTTTGATAGTTTTTTGTTACATCAAAATCATCAAAATATGGAGATGTATTTAGATTAGTATTTTGTGCCATTTTTATTAGAACTCCAATACAATTTTAATATCTTCTTTTTGATTGGCAGATCTTGGGATAGGTTGTCTGTTATCCAAGTAAATAATATCTCCAGATTTTTTATTATATTCAGCTGAAGAAATACCAGCAACAAACTGTTGTCCCAACTGATATATTCTATTATTTATTGTGGTGGTTACACCACTAAAACCTGTATTAATTGACAATGTTGGTCCAATGATTGTAGAGCAATTAATGGTTGTTCCATATCCAACATCTGGATTTGAAGTAAATGGAATAATTTTAAATCCAGTTTCACTTGAAGCAAGCCCTGTTGGTTGATAGTATTTTAATACTCCTGTTATAGAATCCCAAGAAGCTACGAATCCTATCGCTGTTGATCCAAATCCAACAGTTTGTTTTATAACAGAATCGACTGCATATGTTGTATTAGTGGTAACTCCGCTTAATTTTAAAGCATTTAATCCACTAACCACTGATGTATCCAAAATTTGAACATTACTTCCTAAAATAGTAGGATTTTTTAATATTCCAACTCTAGCAAAATCATTTCCTAAAATAATATCGGGGTTGCTTTCCAAAGTTTCATATCTAGAATATAGTAAAACTTTATAAGCACCCAGTTCTCGATAAATGTCATACCCATGACCGCCCTTTGGTGGAATAATCACATTAAAAGATGCTATGGAAGTAGTACCAATTCCAGTATTACTCAATTGTTTTAGGGGTCCAGTTATTTCAGATCCAGGAGCTCCTGGATAAAATTGTATTGTTCCATAAGTGTAATTTTTTCCACCATCTGTAACAAATACTTCAGATACTTTACCAAAAGAATCAATTGTAATTGTTGCTTTACCTCCAGTTCCATCACCCAATATAGGTACATTGGAAAAAGATGTTGAAATTGGTTGATAATTAGAACCTCTGCTATTAATTATGATAACTTCTATCTTACCATCAACTGCATTATTTTTTGTAGGAATTGACTCACCCGAACTTCCCCAATTTTCCGGAACTGGTATATATTCTATGGAATCAAATTTAACAATTTCAGAAGGTTTGATAGTATATAAGTATTTCCAAATGTAGCCATCACCACTAGCTCCTGCAGCTCTTGGTTCTAAATCAATAAATGTAGGTTGGTCAAAAGATGGTCTTCCTTTTGGATTTTCTGGATCAGTTCCATTTTGTAGACAAATATAAACTCTCAAATCTTCATTTATTACATAAAAATTTGCTTCATATAAACCAGTTTGAGATGTAACTGGAGTGACATTAAAAACATTATAATCATGCCTATACATTTCAAAAGTATTTCCAGCAGTCCAAATAACTTTTCTTACAAGTCTTCGTACATCTTGATTTGTGATTTGTTTTAATGATATGATACTTTCTTTAACTACATATTCTTCTTTAAATCCATCTAGAGGAGAGGGCGTATTGGAAATCCAAGTAGAAGATCCGCCCGCTGCTGGACTAGAACTATTTGGTAATCCTATAAAAGTATAATATTTATTTGAAGTATCGCCTACACCAGAAACACTTTTTACAAAGCTTTCTGCATTTAAAACTCTAAATTGATCCGATATTATAGCGGGCATTTTAAAACATACTTTTTTTTATTTAGTTACCTTTTACTTACTTACAATGTTTCTAGTTCTTACAATTTTTGGTGAGGATGATATTCCAGAAATTCCATTGTCATT